TTAAAACCTAAAGAGGTTAATACCCCGTCGGTTCCTATAATTACGTCGTCTAGGTCCCTTAATTTCGCTCCGCTACTTATTAAAATTTGGTTACTCATTGTCTTATTAGTTAAATAGTCCTCTTACAAATTCCGTACTTTCTAAAGCCCTAGCAAACGTTAAAACGCCTGTCGCGCTATTCCATTTTACCTGCTCTTCTATTGGCGTTCCTGTCGTTAAAATTCTTTGCACGTCGATACCTCCTCTAGATACATAAACGCAGTCCTTACCGATCATATCCGTCCAAGTTATAGTCGTTTCGCCACCGGCCGCCGTGTATTCTTTGTTATAAACGTAACCGCCTCTAATTATAATACCTGCAGGAGTAATAGACGTACCGGTAATACCGTAAGGCCCCGTCCCCTGTAAAGAAATATTATAAGTACCTGCGTCTCTTACCGGACCATTAAAGCTAAAGTTAGCGATATTGGTTATCCCGTTTATAATAACTAATCCGTCTACTCCGTTGTCGATTACTAGATTTATTTCTATAGGGCTACGATCTAATTGCTTTTGCATAAAGAACAAATAGCTAAAACCGCTAAGGATAATTAATCCGTCTGCGGTTATATTCCAAGAAGCTAGATCGTTTTTAAATTGTCGAAACCAAGCCGAAGTTATAGAAGTTACTTCCTTCTGCTCTACGTCTACAGTAAAAGTACAGTTTGTAGAGCAAGCTATCGGGACGTCCACGTTCGGCGATACGTCGGTCCTGTGCCAATATAACATTAAGTTTTTACCGTTTACTGCGTTTGCCATACTACAAATTTATGCTTTTTATTCTTCTATATATTTAACAGTTTCGGTCGAAGTATTGTCTTGATCCGTTACCTCAATTATTTGAAACGAAGCCACTTCGTCTACTCTAGGGATAATAGCCCCTCTATTCATTAAGAACTTTTTACCGTTATAACTTAAAGGATTGCTAGTAGAATCCGTTAGAGTGTAAACCTTATCTAAATAGTTCAAACCTTTAGCAGTTTTAAAGCTTCCTAGTTCGGCCTCTAAAGTACCGTAGTTACGATTTAAAAGGTTAGAGAACTGTCTAGCTATAAGCATTTGAAGTAAAGTAAAAGTCTCCGTTCTAGGCCACCTATACCAATTTTTAAGAGCGACGCCCGATACATTGTATAAAACCCCTAGATTAGTAGTATTTATAAAACTTGTAGCTAATCTTAAATAAACAAAAGATCCGTAAGGCTGCGAAGTAGTTTTAACGTTGGTATTACCTGTCCCCACTTGTCTAGTAACCTCTATAGATTTTGTATCGTAAGGATTTTGCGTTATTCTAATATTTCTTAATCTTGTATCGGAAAAATCGCCTATAGTAGCATTACTTACAAAGAATTTTATTCTTATATATCCCGCCCATACACCGCCAAAAGCAAAAGGAATAGCAGGGTAACTCATATTAACATTAAGACTAAAAGAAGCCCAAGGAATACCTAAAAAAGGCGCGGGGGCCTCTACATAGGTTACATATCGTTGCGTCGTACCCCAAGTATTATTAGTCTCGTTATAGTAATAAGTAGTAGATCCTACTATGCAAGCTATTTCAACTTTACCAAAATTACTTAACATTTGATACTCAAAAGAAAAAGTAAAACTAGGCCCTGTCATATAAGGAGTATAGTAGTTAGGCTGAAAAGGAGGAGTAGGCGTATTTTGTAAATAAGCGAATTGGTCTCTATTTCCGGCTGCGTTTAAAGGTAATTCGTTATTTTCCGAATCGGGAATAACAGTAACTACGCTACCTGTAGTAGCCCCTATAGATTGGAAATAATACCAACCAAAAGGAATATTTGTTAACGTACCTTGGTTATATAATCCTTTAAAGGTCCCATTATGTATATAGTTAGAAGGATATTCAAAAGTATAATTATGGATTAATTTAGGGAACCCTTTTCTAACTACTTTATCTTGCGAATTATTTATAAAGTGAACGTTTCCTTCTGCATAAGGGGCAATATTTACCGCTTCGTCTAAAGTTCCCGAAGCCCCTATAGAAACGGTAGGGTATAAAAAATACTGCGTATAGTACCTAGCGGTAGTCTGCGCCATTTCGTTAATAGCTAAAAACTGCCATTGGCCGTCCGATTGAAATAACCTACAACCAAAAGAAGTTACTATATTATCTAAAACTTCGTAATATGTTTTACCCTGTATGTCTCTTCTATAGATATAACTTTGAATCAAAGGTTCGTCTCCCGAAGCGTCCGATCTATCATTCATACCCTCCGCATAGTAAGAACAAGAAGTAATTATACTAATAGGATCGGGATAGTCTATAAGATTTATACATTCTGCGATTACGTCTATTAATCTAATTAAACTATTTACGCTTGTATTATCTATAAAATTAAATTGGCTATATTCTAATAAAGAAAGCCCGTCTATCGCTACTATGTCTACTTGAACAAACCCTGTAGTAAAAGGTAAAGAAACGTAATCGTTAAATAAGAATCCGCACCATAAAAACGTTGCTCCGCTATAAAGTTTAACAAAATATTTACGATCGTCAAAACTTAGTAAATCGGGAAACGTAGAAGCTGCGTCTGCGTCCGATATTACAAAAGATACGTTTAACTGCGAAGAAATAATAGAGGGTAAAGGTTCGTCTCCGCTAGAATTAGATTCTAGGTTAATATTTACCGCGTCGTATGTCTTAACGCTTCCTGTATAATCCCTTTCTAATATTTCTACTTTAAGTAAAGCCCCGTCTCTTAATAGTTGGCTTATAGTATATTTTAGTCCGTATGCCATTATAATAAACTTATATTTTGTCCTTTAAGCGCAGAAGCCCTTTGCGTTCTATTTATTGATATTAGAAGATCCTGTCCTCTTAATACCGCTACTCCGCCGCCGCCGTTTCCTCCGCCATTACCCGACATAGCGCCCGCACTAAAGGAAGTCTTCATAAAACTATTTAATTTGCTAAGAGGGATAATAGCTTCGTTTTGTCCTGCTTCGCCTATAAGGCCTAAAGTAGGCTTAGTTACGATACCTCCTTCTGCAAATCCAAATATCGATTTTAAGATATTTCCGCCACCCTTAGCCGCACTTGCGCCGCCTCCGGAAGCTACGTCTATCGCAGCCATAATAGCCTCGAATATTGCCGCTCTAATTGCCGCCGCAGCTATGTCCATAGCTAACTGCTTAAATAAATTACTAAGGCTTTCTAGAACGCTTCCGCCATTTTCTAAAGTAGTAAATAAAGTTCTAAAAGCGTTAGCGCCGAAGTCCGCTACTGAATTAGCGAAATCTTCTTGGCTTTGTTGTAATTCTTTTAACTGCTTGTCTTCTTCTTTATAAGCTGCTATCCTTTTTTTAGAATCCTTTTCTAGTAAATCCCCTAATCCGCTTTTATTAGAAGATTCTAAATTCTCTTTTAATAATTTATCAAAATAAGGACTTCTTTTACTTTCTTCTGCCCTCCTTTCGGACGGTAAAGTAAATAACTTTATCCTTTCATTCTTAAGCACGTCTTGCGACTCCTTAAGTTTCTGCTTTAATTTAGCTACCCACCTTTCAGTCGCTTCTAATTCCTGTTTGGCCATTATTTTAATGTCCGACTCTTCGGTCGTACTTTCATTATCCGAAGGAGCGCCAAATATTCTCCTTAGATTAAACTGCATATTATCGCCTAAAGTCTTATAATTTTCTGCTATATCTTTTAAAATATAAGCGTCATTATCTAACCCGTCTATTTCTTTTTTTCTTGCTTTTGCTGCCCTTTCTTCTGCGTCGTCGCTTCCTGCAGGGGCTAAAAAACTAATTGTCCTTTCAAGTAACGTAGGCTCTAAAGGGGCAGTTTGTTTTTGTAGTGATTCAACTTGCTTTTTAGCAGCTTGATTAAGGGCTTCGGTAGATATAGCCTTATAATACATCATTTGGATATATTGATCGGCTCCGTCCCTTAAAAATTTCTCCGCAGTAGCTAAGTCGTCGGTCTTTTTAATTGTGTCTCCTAAAGTACTGTTAAATTTCTTTAAGAATTGCTCCTTACTAATAATACCGTTAGTATAGTCGTCGTGCGCTTGGTTAAGCCCGTTAATATCTTGCGTAGCCTTAACGTATCCTTCTTGGGCCTCTTTAAATACCATAGCCTCTAACTTCATAGCTTGCGTTACTCCGCTAAGTTTACTATTAGCGAAATCGGCTAATTCGTCCCCAAAAGAAACGATTAAAGAAGATACTACGCCAATAGCTAAACCAATACCCGCAGGTCCCGTTAAGGCTGCGCCCATTTGTTTAAGTGCGTTTCCGGTACCGCCGGAACTAGCTTGCAATCTTTGAAAGGATTCGAATAAAGGGTTTAAGTTATTGGCTATACCCATAAAACCGTAAGAAGCATCCTGCGCTACTCTAGATACGTTACCTAAAGCGTTAATAGCTTGGTTAGACGCTCCGGCGCTTCTACCCATTTCTTGACGCATCCCTGCGATCTTTTGTTGGGTAACTTCTATACTTTTAGATAATTCTGCTATTCTACCTGTATCGGTAGTCTTTTTTATTTCCGCTTGGAATCCCCTTAATTCATTTTCGGCCGCAATTATGGAGGCTTGGAGTTGGGTTATGTCTCCTCCTATCTTTACTTCTAATTGGGGATCCCCTGTACTTTCTGCCATTTCCTTATTAATTTACTCCGTACAGTTTAAGAGTATTCTTTAACTGTTCGTCCGTTATATAAATTTTTTCTTCGTCGTCTAGTTCCGGAATTGGCCAAAATGATTTTAACGGCTTAGGGTGCTGCTCCGCAGTATTACTTAAGTACATTACATAGGCTAACTGTCTAGTTCGGGACCATTCGTTTAACTCGGATCGTTCCTTACCCATTACGATAATAGAAAAATCTTTCCAAGTCATTTCCCAAAATTCGCTAGGCTTTAGCCCACATTCCGCAGCCTTAACCAAGGTATCGTCCCAAGTAAGACTATTTACCCTTTTTTTTTTCGCCTTCTACCATTTTCTTAGATACGATAGCGGTAGTTCTTGAAATAATATACTTAGTATATTCCATTACTTGCCCGTTAACGTCTAACATTCCGCCCATTTCGTCTAGCCATTCGAAAACGTCGAATTCGGTATATTCTAACTCTACCTTATTAACTAAGGCAGCGTGTTTATAACCGATAAAAATAAAACTAACGATATTGCCTAGGTCTATTTGAGAATTGCTAAGAACTTGGAAAAACTCTTGTATAGTTAAATTCTTTTCTTTAGTGAACTCGTGCATAGACCAAGTCCCCCATTGAAGGGGGATAGTCTTATCTTTTACTTTT